TGGTGGGAAAGACATGTACAAAGGGCCCTTGCTAACAATTCAGCTGTCTATAATGAACGGCCAGACATCGGCGTGTTTCTTGCAGAATGGCTTGCCTTGTACGAGTCTAAGTCTGGAGAAAGAGGGATCTTCTCACGGGAAGCCGCAAGGAAGGTTGCACGTAAAAACGGAAGACGTGACGCTAGTTTTGACTTCGGCACAAACCCTTGCTCTGAAATCATTCTGCGACCATATCAGTTCTGTAATCTCACAGAAGTAATTGTACGTGCAGAAGACACAATGGAAGATCTTGCAGACAAGGTAAGACTTGCTGCAATTCTCGGTACCTTCCAATCAATGCTTGTACACTTTCCTTATCTTCGCAAGATATGGCAACGTAACACTGAAGAAGAACGCTTGTTAGGAGTTTCTCTTACAGGCATTTATGATTCAAATCTGTTGAACAATTGGAAGGATAGTGGGCTTCCTGAGAAGCTAGAATACCTAAAGCAAGTAGCTGTCGACACCAACAAGGAATGGTCAGATAGACTAGGCATTCCACAATCAACAGCCGTGACTTGTGTTAAGCCAAGCGGCACGGTTTCTCAGCTTACCGACTCTGCATCAGGCATTCATCCACGCCACGATGCTTACTACATTCGTCGTGTAAGATCCGACATTAAGGATCCGCTTACACAGCATCTAGTTATGTCGGGTATTCCATGCGAGCCAGATGTAACTAAACCAGAATCAACTATGGTATTCAGCTTTCCTATTAGAGCACCCAAAGGTGCACTTGTGAGGGAAGATATAACAGCTATTGACCACTTAGAGCTTTGGCTCCAGTATCAGCGACATTGGTGCGAACACAAGCCCTCAGTTACTGTGTCTGTTAAGGAGCATGAGTGGCTTGAAGTAGGGGCCTGGGTCTATGAACATTTTGACGAGATGTCAGGTATTTCATTCTTGCCATTTGATGGTGCAAGCTATCGTCAAGCACCTTATGAAACGGTTGATGAAGAAACATACAAGCTCGCATTGTCAAAGATGCCTGAGACGATTGATTGGACTACTTTACATGAAAATCAAGACAACGTAGAAGGCGTACAAACATTAGCCTGCAGTGCTGGCAATTGTGATATTTAAAGGAGATAAATAATGGAAGAAGAAAGTTTTGAGTGTCATTATTGTGAAGTAAAGTTTACAATAATATATGAAGAACATGTTAATGACGTAACACATTGTCCTTTCTGTGCGACGACTTTAGATCACAAAGATGAGGACGACCTAGATTTGGAAGAGTAATGGCTCGTAAATATAAATTTCAATTACCTTATGAAGTAAACAGTTTTTATGTTGGATTTGGAATTGGTCAGTTAAAAGCTGAAGGACTGTTTGACAAATTGCCTAAAGACTTACAGGATAGATTTAATGAGGCTGCTGATGCCTGGCAGTCGGTAACCATAACCAAAGACGAGTGCGACGAGATTGATGACGACACTTGGACCAAGCTTGCTGATAAATTGGATTTAGCATGGTCGAAATGACAGACTCTCAGATACTACATGAGATAGAAAAGCGAATAACAGAAGAGTATGGAGGCGGTGGTTGGTTTGAAGAGAAGGCCGGCTTACTCCAAGTACTAGAATGGATTCACGAATTAAGGCACATTAAGCCAAAGACTACAACCATTAAAGAATTCGACGACTGAGCTAAATATGCGGGAGGTATCCCGCATGCATTGGATATATGATGGTAAAGAAATTGAAGCTTTGGACTCGGACGATCGCTTTCGTGATTGTATTGGCTTTGTTTATGTTATACGTTGCCGCATTAACGGTAAAGGATACATTGGCAAAAAGCTTTTCAAATTCAAGAAAACCCGCCAAGTAAAAGGCAAAAAGAAGAAGATACTAGTTGAATCCGATTGGAAAGACTATTATTCTTCATCTCAGGAACTTAAAGATGATGTCGTCAAGTACGGCAAAGAACATTTTGATAGAGAAATTATCCACCTTTGCAAGTACAAAGGTACTTTAAATTACCTAGAACTTAGAGAGCAGATTGATCGTCGTGTATTAGAAAACGACGGTTGGTACAATGGATTCGTTGGCAGTAAAATTCATAAATCACATGTGAGGTTATAATGAAAAACAAAGTACATACTATGTTGATTAAATTCCAAAACCGTTTCGGCAAGATAGTTGGCCGAGTTGCATGGATGGAATGGAAGCTGGAGAACGGCATAAAGTAATGGTTAAAATTGTCTCTATTACTCAGCCACTAATAGATGGTATTGTTACAGCAAATGATTTCATTGCCTACGTTGCTAGAGTATCAAATCCCAAAAATCAATTCAATACCCTAACAGCAGACAAGCTGATTAGTTATCTTATTGATAACTCTCATTGGTCTCCGTTCGAGCTAGTCCATCTAACTATGGAAATTGAAACGACACGAGATATAGGAAGACAGATCCTACGTCATCGTTCATTCTCCTTCCAAGAGTTCTCGCAACGTTATGCTGATCCAACTCAGCTAGGCTTTACTACACGTGAAGGCCGTCTGCAGGATACACAGAACAGACAGAACTCGATAGAAAATGATGATGCTGCCGTAGAAGCCAATTGGCAAGAGCTACAGCGTTATGTCAAAGAGGTGTCACAAGACGCCTATACGTGGGCTATAGATAACAACATAGCCAAAGAACAAGCTCGTGCAGTTCTACCAGAAGGACTTATTATGACCCGCATGTATATGTGTGGATCGTTGCGTAGCTGGTTACATTATATTGCATTGAGACAATCAAATGGTACACAGAAAGAACACCAGTTGATTGCGGAAGAATGTAAAGCTATAATACTTGAATACTTTCCGGTACTTGATGGAGTTTTTGATGAAGTTTCTTGATAAATTTGATGTAAACAAGACAGACGATCGCCTCTATCCGTGGGCGGCTGGAGTGGCTTTGCTGGTTGGATCATATCTAACGCTTACTTTTGTGTTATGGTCGCTTACAGCTCATTACATGAACAAACGCCACTTCCAAGAAGTTGCTACAGAAACCATGCGTAACATTCATGACAACTATATTCACTGAGATACATTTCCGCACACTAGGAAAAATTATCTCTTGGCGCATATTGCTAACTGTGATGAATTTCATGTATACATACTACGTTACAGGTAGTGTGAAAGCTGGTCTAACTGTTGCAGGTATCTCAGCTTTAGTGAATACGGTTATTTACTGGGCCCATGAACGAATATGGAATAGAATCCAATGGGGAAGACAGAATTCGTAGGTAAGACCATTAAGAAGGTCGACAAGCGAGCGGTTAATACGTGGTACTTCCATTTTACGGATGGTACTATTACAGAGGTTGAAGTTGAAGCTACTGGCATACCTAATTTATATGGTATGAAGTCACGGAAGAAGTAATACTTTTGCCCCTATGGTGTAACGGTTAGCACTCAGTCCTCATAAGACTCGCAGACCTCGTTCAAATCGGGGTAGGGGTACCATTTTACTAAATACATTACGGCCTGTTGTCAGAGTGCCTATGTCACGGATTGCAACCCCGTTTAGCTGAGTTAAAATCTCAGACAGGCCTCCAATATAAATAAACTGTTAATCCGGGTGTAGCTCAGCCTGGCCAGAGTACTCCGTCTGGAGCGGAGGGGTTCGCAGGTTCAAATCCTGCCGTCCGGACCAGTTCTTTATATATTCTAAAACGATATTTTCTATTAGATGCTTGTGTTTTGAATGCCAATAACAATGGTGTGTAGGACATAGTGGAATTAGGTTAGCTGGATCATTATTTTCATGATTCTCATCTAAATGATGAACAGCGACAATTCGGTTCTCACCACAAACAACGCATTCTTTTTTGTGATAATGGAAACATGTGGGTTTATAGTGACCTTTCCAATTTCCATGATTAGGACCTGATCTAAAATGTTTATTAGCACAACCAACCGAACAAGTGATTTGTTTACGACCATCTTTTTTTACTAAAAGATTTTTGATTGGTGTATCACATACAACACATAGACGCTTGTTTATTGGATTTAGATAACAACCAGCTTCATGTTTTGTTATGCTGGATTTTAATCTAAGCTCATTGCAATAAATGCAATTTAGTTTTGGAACTTTTGCTCTAGCTTTGAGCATATTTTGTTTATGTCTTTCGGAACCTATATAAGTCATAATCGAGCCTCTGAATATGTGGATTCGATTATTTAGTTCAAATAATACTTCCAGATGGATTATATTATGCCATTACTGTCTAAACGATCATTCCTACAATCTCTTTTCGTAGCTCCGGCAATCGTAGCAGCTACGAATATAATGCCAGTTAAGGCAGTAAGTCTCTTCACCCAACCTGCACCTGACAAACTTATAGTTCCTACAATGGATTTTATATTTCCTACGGATAGAACAAAACAAACTCTTATCACAGACCTTGAAACCATTAATGAAGCTGTAGCAGGTTCAGTATGGAAATTGTATGAGTTTGAATCTGGTGAAAGACGTTGGATGACACAGTACTCAGCTAGTGTATTTAAATTTAATGGTATGCCAGTAAAGACAATGGAAGTACCTCCAACACATCAAGAAATTGATACTACAGTTGCTTTAATGAAAGCAGATCCGGGCAGTGCCGTTATTTGGGGCATACCCTCACACTTAAGGAGATAAAATGGCTTGGGCAAGAAAGAATCGACCACGTAAAGGTCGTCGTAAGGTAGGATCCCGCAAGCGTTACAATAGACGGAAGAATCGTAAGTGAGTTTGTTGGAAAGTGCAATTAAGAAATCAGAAGCTCCCATCATTCCGTCTCTCGACGAACATCACTACTACTTTTTTACTTCCGAATTTGACGCATCTAGCACAGCAGACGCAATCAAGTTTATCATACAACGCAATTTAATGGAGCGAAAGAACGCTCCTCAACAAATTAAGATGCTAATCAATTCTCCAGGAGGAGAGCTTCCTTCCTGCTTTGCCCTTGTAGATACAATGAAGGGTTCTAACATTCCAATTTGGACATTTGGTTTAGGACAGATTGCTTCATGTGGACTTATTACATTTATTGCAGGAGAGAAGGGTAAGAGATTTATTACCCGCAATACATCAATACTTTCACATCAATATACTTGGGGAGCTTATGGTAAGGAACATGAGCTATTTGCCAAGGTACAAGAGTTCAATCATTCATCTGATCGTCTGGTTGAGCACTATAAGAAGTGTACTGGGTTATCAGAAAAGAAAATACGAGAAGTACTTCTGCCTCCTCAAGATGTTTGGCTAAGTGCTAAAGACGCAGTTAAGTATGGCATCGCAGATCAAATTGTTGATTTTTACTAAGGATACATTATGGGTATTATAAGACTAAGTGACGAAGAAGTATTCTCAACAGACTCTACAGATTATGACATCTTACGTAGAGCTTGTCTTGTAGCTAAAGATGTTACAGGAGCTATTGTAGAGATTGGAACACGCAGAGGTGGATCTGCAAAGCTTATGATGGATGCTTTTGCATCAGTTGGAGCAACAAACCGTCCATTCTTTTGTATTGATCCTTATGGCAATATAGAAACACAACTAACAAATCTCAACATATCAAAGTTCTATAGCCACATAGCTAAGGTAGAAGGCGATCCTGAATCAAAGGAATTGTCTGCTCCTGTGCGACTAGACTACAGCAATTCTATGCGTAACCGTGTTGTGCCGTCTCTGTATTACTATGCATTCCAGCTAGGCTTTAACTTTACATTCTTCTTCCTTGAAGATCACGAGTTCTTTAGCCGTTATAGTGATGGCGTACCAGTATATGATGAAGTTAAAACGCTAGCTAATCAATACGCTTGTGTATTCTTTGATGGCCCTCATACAGATGATGTTGTTATGGATGAGTTTTCCTTCTTCAATAGTAGAATGCCATCTGGTGCTACTGCAATATTTGATGACATTTGGCAGTATTCCCATAATGAAAAGATTGAACCATATATCCTTTCTCGTGGCTGGGAATTGATGGAAAAGACTGATGTAAAAGCCTCATACAGGAAGATATAACATGATTACTGGAAAAGCAGTACTAGATATTCCAATGTATGAGAACGATGCCGAAGCAACTAACATTCGAGAGTATTTTCAACGGCTGTTATCGGAGCTTTGGCTAGAGGGTGAAGGCTTTAGCGGCAAGAGACCGTTTGGAAATAGCGGCTGGGACTATGATTTATACAGTGCTCTAGTAGAAGCCAAAGCAATCAAAGCGAAAACTGACGAAGACGGTAATATTGAAGAGATGTCTCCTAGGGAACGTGCAAAAGCTAATGCTCTAATTCTAAGTGCAATAGAGGCACTACAATGACTAAATATAACTGGTCTTCAGTTATTGAATGGTCAGCTACAGCTATGCTGATTATATCAGTTGCTTTATCATCGTGGAACTATTATCCAGGTAATATATTTACTGGGTTCATAGGAAATATAGGATGGATGCTGATGGGAATTATCTGGGCCAGGCCATCGTTGATATTGATTAGTTCTGTGCTGTCAATAATCTACGCATTTGGAATATTCTTTTATTTGCACCATTAGGAGTTAGGGTTGAAGCCGTTCAAGAGAGTACTTAAAGAGACTAAGATTTCCTTACAGTACCATAACGAGCTTAACCCAAGCCTTTTTCGTGACAATCGACTTGATCCAGATATTAAATCTCGATTGCTTGAGATTGGAGGCATGTTTGCTGACTTTTGCCGTGTCCCAAGACATTACATAAAAGATGTGATTATGACTGGTGGAAACGCCAATTATAATTATACTGACAAATCAGATATAGACGTGCATATTGTCATTAGCAAAGATGCATTGGGCATGTCCCGGGATTGGTTAGACGATTACTTAAGTGATAAAAAGTCCTTGTGGTCTATCAAATACGGCATTACAGTACATGGTTATCCAATAGAGCTTTATGTTCAAGATGCCTCGGAAGTAACGCCAGCTGGACAAGGAGTATATTCATTAGTAACTGGAACATGGGTGCAGCAACCAACACACCAAGAAATTTCATTTAACGATCCTCATTTAAAGAAAAAGGTATTGTCTTACGTTCATCAAATTAATTGGATGATGAGAAATGATGCTAGCTACAATGCATTTAAGGACTTACGCACCAAACTAAAAGACATGAGAGGCGCTGCTATTGCTAAAGGCGGTGAATTTTCATTCGAGAACTTGGTATTCAAGGAACTAAGAAACCGAGGATATCTGGATAAGATTAACAACTACATGAAACTGATGAAAGACAAGGAGCTATCGATATGAGCAAATTACATACGTATTCCGAACTTGAAATCCAGGTCATCGCAGACATGTTCAACAAAGGTTTTGACGCTTTGAACAAAGAAGATGTTAAGCGTTACTGGGCCCAGCGCCTGGGAGACGAAACAGGAGGCTAACGATTGATTGTACAACTATATACTAAACCCCATTGCAGTTATTGCACTATGGCAAAACAACTGCTAGAACAAGAGGGTATTACTTACACCGAACTAAAGTTGGATGTCCATTTTACTAGGGACTTTCTGGTAGAACGCTATCCAACTGCTCAAACATATCCTGTGGTTGTGGTTAATGGATTCTACATTGGTGGAGCAACCGAACTTGCAGAATATTTAGAAACTAACTCGCCTAGAGATACTCAATTACTTAATGAAGGCTAATAATGAAGCTATTTACACGAGATGAACTTTTAAAAGATCTACGAGATTATGTAGCTGAGGTGACATTTAAGAAGCTTGATGGTACCCAGCGCAAGATGCAATGCACATTACTTCCAAGTCATCTTCCAGGCAATTATAATGCAGCACATCTGGAAGAAGAACACCAGAAGG